TTGGGGAATGGATTAAATCAGATGATGGAAAGGTAATGAGTATTATTCATAGGTGGAACATGAAAGATACCAGCGTAAGTAACAACAAAACAAATGATTTTGTGCGAACATTGCTTGGTACTGCTTCTACAGGGAAATATACCAAGTTATTAGGGGAACCCGCGAAAAATGTATACTGCTTTGTTAATTATAAGAAAAAGAAGATTACTACAATACGAGAAAAGAATTTTGCAAAAATGGTGGCAATGGGCGCAAAACCTGTAAATGCCTACCTTAATTGCTTTAAAACCAATGATTATGATTATGCACGTAACAGATCAATGGCATTATTAAGAGAAAAGAGAGTAAGAACTATGGTAGATAAAGAAATAGAATTGTTATTAGATGATTTAGGTATTAGTAAAACATATCTATTAGAAGAAATGAAAAGTGTAGTAGATAGTAGAAAAGCACGTCATGGAGATAAATTAAGAGCATTAGAGACATTAATGAAGATATCAGGCTTATTGAATACAGAAAAGAAATCAGAATCGGTAGCATTAATACAAGAGTTCACTGGTTTCTCAAAAGAAAAGCTAAAAGCCTTTGAACAGGGATTATTACCAGAGGCGAGTGAATAATGTATTATAATCCAGATACTACCAGTTATGCCTACCCTTTCCACATATCATACCCTACTAAGATATATATGCGCTTAAATTATGTCAGTTGAAGACATAAACGACAATAACGACATAACAAACTTCAATATTAACCCCGCTCCCAGCTTAATGGCCGAGCGGGATGAGATATTGGCAAAAGCATATACCGACCTTGTATTTTTTGGTCGTGCATTTTTACCCCGCGATTTCTTAAATAAGTCCGCTTCCCCCGGTTTTCACTTTGACGTTTCTAAAAAGCTAATATCAACAAAACCCGGTGGTAGAACTTGTATTATAATGCCGAGAGGTTTTGGCAAGTCTATATTATCTAAAGCGGCAATTATGCATAAACTATGCTTTTCTGGTAAAGACCAACAACATTTTGTTGCGTGGGTGTCTGAAGAACAGAGTCAGTCTATTGACCACTTAAAGTATTTGCGGAACCATTTTGAGGTAAATAAGAAAATAAAGTACTACTTTGGTAATATGGATGGTGGGAGAGCAGGAAAGAGGTGGACAGAGAAAGATATTGTAACTCCAAAAGGAGATCGTGTTATTGCAAAAGGTACATCGCAGAGGTTAAGAGGTAGGGCAGAAGTAGATGTGCGTTACACTGGTATTGTATTGGATGACTTTGAATCCGAATTAAACACCAAAACCCCAGAACGTAGAGCAGAAATTAAAAAATGGGTAGTATCTACAGTATACCCCGCACTAGAAGAAACCCCCGGAAATGAAGGGTGGATATGGTTATCGGGTACGATTGTTCATTTTGATAGTTTTTTGCAAATGGTATGTGATGGATATAAGAAATCTATAGAAGAAAAAAGAAGTTACCCTTGGGATGTAGTTTTTCATCGGGCAGTAGAGGATGGTAAATCTATTTGGCCAGAACAATTCTCTCTTGAAAAGCTAGAGAGAAAGAAACGCGAGTTTATCGAAGCAGGTCTGGTTAATAAGTTTGCACAGGAGTATATGAACGATGCAAGGGATATATCCAATGCCGCATTTAAAATTGATCGAATCCAGTACTATAATGGAGTATTTAAGAATGAAGGTGGGTTTAACTACATTATTGAAGGGGAAGATGCAATACCTGTTAATGTATACATGGGTGTTGACCTTGCCGCTACCGCTTCGGAGACATCAGACTTTCAGGTAATACTGGTTATGGGGATAGATGCAAGTAACAATAGGTATGTTATTGATTATTTTAGAGAAAGAATACCTACATTTGATGTTCCACAAAAAATTATAGAGATGGCAAAGAAGTATTCTCCAGTAAGGAGAGTTACTATTGAGACTGTTGCCGCCCAAGAAATGGTGCGAGATATGGTGACACGAATGAGCGCCAACGAAAAAAGGCTACTTCCCGGTATTTTCAAAGGAGTGAAGCCGCCAGCAAGAATTAAAAAGGAAGATAGACTGGAAACAACACTCGGGCCTATCGTTAATTCAAAGAAGTTATACTTACAAAGACATATGACAGAATTGGTTGACGAACTCTTTGAACACCCCAAACCGCGTAATGATGACATTATGGATGCTCTATACTATGCAGACTACTATGCAAGAGCACCAAAATCTCAGAAGATGTCAAAAGATGAGATTGAAACGAAAGAAGATAAAAAACGCGATTTTACACTTAAAAAAACTTATAATTGGATAACTGGATCACGTAATTTCTAATAATATAAGATTTTTTTAACTTTTTCCTTAAATTATATTGTAAATATAAATTCCTCTGTATAACTTACCCTCAGTATTTTATTATATAAAATACAACCACATACATGAAGGGTTTACCAAACTATCGAAAGTATCCGATGGGTGACGTTGTTAACGCGAACCTAGAACCGGGTGAATACGTCGTCAGACGTAGCGCAGTAAATTCAATTGGTACAGAAAATATGGAGCTGTTAAACCATGCTGACGGTGCACATGGTGCATTAAATAAGCTAATGGTATCAGCCTCTCTTGTACACTTGCAACCGCAAGATAACTCTCCAGTAAAGATAGAAGCAAATGGATTCCCCATTGCTGATTCCCCAGTACGACAAAGAGTAGACGCTACCCGCAATATGCAAAACGGTGGGTCGGTAGAAGATTATCCAAATATTGATTTAAAAAGAAAAACCGGTATATTAACTAAAGGAGATAGAAGTATTTATGAACATTCTATTCTTGGAAGTATGCCAGCGAAACTTGTTGGTGGGGAAAGTGGATCAAGATATTATATAGGAAAAGGAACTAGTAGATCAAAAAAGCTTGCTCACGATAAGGCAAGAATGAATTTGAAGGAAAAAATGTTTAGTACTCCCGCAGACTCAATACCGCAAGCTATGATTGAAGGATATTTTGATGATTCTAATAGTTATCAAGAAGGTGGAGAAGTAGATTTTAAAGAGCATATGATGTACGACAAAAACGACAAAGGATATCTTGCAAAGACTTATGAAGATCATTTACGAATGAAAGAAATGGGATATTCCCACAAAGGTATGCAAGAGGGTGGAGAAGTTGAAGGAAGAAAACTTCCTATGCTATCGGGATTATGGGGAGAAAGAAGCAATATTGTAGAAGATGAAAAGGGTAAGAAAATACAGATGATCTATTCTATTCCAGCCGGACAGGTTGGTGAAGGCGGAGCAGGTCAATATAGAAATGCAGAAGAAATGTTAGCGGATCAATATAATAAAAGATATTACTTGGGAGAAAGCCCTTTTTTTAAAAACGAAGAAGGTGTAGATAAACATCATTTTAAAGACTATGTAAGAATGATGGGTGAACGCTATGCTAGTCATGATGCTAGAGGTAAGATGGCATATTCACCTGCCGATTCAATACCACAAGCTATGGTTGAAAATTATTTTGATCAATTCAGGCAAGAAGAAGCACCAGTAGAAGCTCCAAAGAAAAAAAGTAGACTTAGAAGTTTGTTGGGCATGCAAGAAGGTGGAGAAGCTAAAGTAATTAGAGGGTCTAGACCTATAGAATCAAAAATAGAAGTACTTATGTCAGAAAAGGGCGACCCTTATTATAAATCTAGAAACATTATGAGCGTTCCAGCTAGTCAGGTCGATAGCGAAGGTGGCCCAAGATTTTATTTAGGAGAAGATACCAGTCGCGATATGCAAATGGCAAGC